AGATATAATTCTCTATTGTTGTAGCCTGTTAGTTTCTCTAATTCTAAGTCAGTAAGAGCTTCTTTAAATACCATTACACTTTTAGCGTTTCCGTAAAATTGACTTGCACCATTTCCTGACGCAAATTGTAACTCATTTAAACCACTTGGCATAGACACGCTTGTTTGAGTGTCAACCTCATTACCATCTATCCACAAAGCACAATCATTCGCTTTATATTTTATAGCAACTTTATGTGGTAAAGATATGTCTGCTATAGCAACTGACACAAAAAACTGTATAGCATTACCACTTTCTATACCATAAGCAATTGTGTTACTTAAATTTTTCTTGTGATATACTTGTATTCTGTTGTCTAAAGTTCCATCTGAAATGCTAATTGCCTCATCACTACTACCTAAAGTTTGTGTCAAAGAATTAATTTCTGCATAAAGTACTCCCTCTGTAGAGTTTATTAAGTCGCTGTTTCCTGCATTGTCTGCTGCATCTGCACTACGAGTAACTGCAGTTCCTGAGGTCTGTATTAGAGATGTTGCATAGCTTCCTTCTTCAACTTGTGCTCCCCATAAATAAACTGCTTCTCCGTTTCCTGCATAACTCTGTATGTTAGAACTATTTAAAATATATAAAATAAGTTGTGCATCTCCAGTTACATTGGCAACAAATTCAAAGCCTATTCTGTACCATCCATTACCATAATTTTCTATAATTCCATTAGTTGCACTTCCTCCATAAGAGATAGTTGCATTATCTATATCAATATATATAGAATCGTTTGTATATCCCTCCACTAGTCTAAGATAACGAGTAGTGGATTTTTTTACAAAACAAGAAATATAACAATTATTACCACCTGTAAGTGCTCCACTCACAGTATCATAAGAAGCGTGGTCTGCATTAGTTGAAGTTACAGTAGATAGTCCTGCGTTTTTAGTACCATCAGGAGAAGTTGTTTGATTATCAGCAACAGTTACATTTAATTTACTCCATCCTGTATCTATAGTTTGATTATAAGGCATTACATTTGTTCTGCTTGGCTCAAGCAAGATACTTCCCTCTCCGTTTGTGTAATCTATTCTTGGTATGTCTAATCTGTCTGTTGTTTTTAGATAGTCTTTTGGTAAAGAGTTTTTTACTGTTTGCGCTCCATAAATATAAGCATCTCCTCCTGTAGAAGAATCATTATCTGCTGCTGTTCCGCAAGGATAAATCCAAGTAATTAAAGAGGTATAAACACCTGTGGTTGTATGCGTAAAAGTTACCCTTTGCCAAATATTAGGAGTTACTGTAATATCAGTATAAACCGAAGCTGTACCACTAGCTGTAAGTCTTAATCCTATTATAGTTTCTGTAGGTTTTACATAAACAGATAAAGTAAAAGTATCTCCTGCTTGTCCTCCCATACTATAAGTTTGATAAATTCTTTGGGATGTTCCACCACCTGTTTTAACACATTTATAAGTACCTGATGAGGTATTAGGATAATTATTAGAAGAATCTTGTGTTATTGTTAGAGAAGAATTAGTCCAAGAAGAAAAATCTTCACTATTAGTTAATAAATTATAAGGCACATCTTCTATAAGATAATCTTCGTTGACTCTTGTTCCTGTTGATGCTCTTGTGAAGTCAAAGTCGGCATCTGTTATTTCTTTTACTGAAACACTACCAACATAACCTCCCTCGGTTGAGCCACCATCCTCTAATCTTATATGTGTTGTAGTAGTCGTTGCTGTAATTGTAAAAGTGTGTACTTCTATCGTAGTCAAAGAAGCATTAAGTAAATCTCCTGCGCCAACGCTTGTGCCTAATTTTAACTGTAAAGTATTTGTGTTAAGCATTTTATCTAAAACAACTTTGTATTGTACACCAACCTTAGTAGTAAATGATTGGTCAGCTCTTGAAAAAGTTGCACCATCACTTGCCATTTTCATCATACCCTGAAACCATACAGGAGGTGTGCTTGTTGATAAAGTCCAATTATTTAGATTTGTATAAAAATTACCATTTACTATAAGTTCATCTCCAAAGGGTATTGCAGGTTTTATAGAATACAAGTAGTCCTCAGCATAAGCTGTAGGTGTAGTTATTATAGATGCTTTTTGTAGTAAACTCATTGTAAATTCTCTAATGTTTGTATTGTCATTATGTTATTTTCGTATGTTTGCACCCTTCTTCTTAAATCAGAAGTTAAGTACTCTACTATATATACATCTCCAAAATAGTTTTCGTATTCTAAATGACCCCAATAAGAGTAAGAATACATTAATCCAAAATTGCTTAAATTACTCATCTTTCCTTATTATATAGTTTATTTCTTTGTTTGTCGTTGTTGTTTGATACCATTTCATTTAGGTAATTTTTTAATTTTACTAAATATTTTTCTTTTATTTTATATCTCATAATACCCAGCCACCAAAATTTGCTCCTCCTTGGTCAGGATAAGTGTCATCATTAGTATTTGAATTATACTCAGGATATGTTGTTTGATTGTAAACCATAAAATCAATAAAAGTATTAGTATAAAATTGAGCAATATCTCTGTATTTATTAGCCAGATAATCAACTTCATCTTTATCTACTGAGATTGAGCTTTCACTTGTGTGCTTATATACTCCTCCATTGGCAACTGTGTATGCAGCAAAAGGCATATATAAAGTTAATGCCCAATAGATAGTCATAGGTTTAACATAAGTTTCAAGTAATGTTTCATAAGCTACATTTGCAGGGTCTCCAATTGTTCCTGCAAGTATTAAATCTTGTAGTTTTTCAAGTAATTGTGTTCCTAAATAGTTTTGTATCTCAGTATCCTGTGCAATCTCAACCCAATAAGTTAGCTTATCAGGGTCTATATTTCCGTTTAATACAGAATATCTCTTTAAATCTTTAGTCGTTATGAATAGTGCCTTTGCCATTATATGTATTTATCTCTATATTTAATACTTGCGTGTCCTATCATATCTTGTGGTGCTTCTTTTGCTTGAGCACTTCCCCATGGGTTATGTCTATAACTAGGAGGAATATAGCCTGTTTCTCTATAATTTATTAAAGCATCTGAAACTTTAGCTCCTTTTTTTCTTCGATAAAGCACTTCTTTCCAAGCGTGTCTGCAGTAACAACCTCCTTTGTAACGAAATAAATCGTAAGGCTTTTGTTTATGACCAAAGCTTTCATTTACTCCTTTTTGACTTGCCCAGTCAATGTCTTCAATTCTATAAACTACATTGCTATCGCTTAACTCCATCATGTTTTTACAGAATGGTCGTGATTCGTAGGGCTCAGAATTGCCTTCTTCATCTTTTACTATTGATGCTTCATGAGAAGCTTGGTAATATTTATATCTTATTTTATAGTTTTTGCTATCTAGGTAACTAAATATGTTTGGTTTTGCAGCAATAGGACCTACATTTACCATTGGAGTAAGTAAGGTTTTAATCTTTTCAATAGTTCCTAGTTCAATATCAGTAATACTAGCGTTTGCCCATTCTTGCGTAGAGCTGTTGTTATAGTCGAATAATCTCTCATCTACTACTTCCCATTCATCATCAATAGTTTCGCCCTCTAAGGCCTTTAAAATGGCCTCTCCACGCTTGTTATCGAGTTGTGAAGACATCTCAACTCCTGTTTCTTCTTCTTTTGCGTCATCATCTATGTCTTCTTCATCAACAATATCATCTACAAATGATAATGGTTTAAGCGTTTTGAAGTATAACTCTAATGTAATATCGTTTATAGCTAAGATTGTGTCTATACAATCAATTATTTCATCTTGATAGCATTTTATCACAATATTATCCATTAATAAAGTTGCGTTTTTAATTTCATCTGCATTATTCCCAAGACCATCGTTCCCCTCTCTAATTCCTAGTAGCATAGGGCTTGTTACTCTATGTCCTACGATTAGTTTTCTAAAACATTCCTCAGCTAAGTATCTGTAATGCTCAGGAGCATCATTTAAAGGAATATCGTCAACTGTTGTTTTGCTTTCAGAGTTATCATTAAAGGCAACAATAACTTTTTCTCCTCTACTTCCTGTTAGTTTACCAAGTACATCGGTTTTTACTTGTTGCATCTTTTCAGGGTCAGGAACACCATTATTAAAGTTTACTACTTTTGTACCTGAGAAGTTATTAATACAATCATTTATCAAGTAGTCGCCAATCTCATCTTCCAGTTTTGCGTAAGGTAAAGCTCCAACATAATCAACAGGCGTGTAGTAGTAGTGACCAGGCATATAAGGTTTCAAGACATATAATTCAATACCATTTTTTTGGTTTCCATATCCAAATGCTGGTATTCTATCAGGTTTTGTACTTGCGTTTACTTTGTTCCAATCTGCTGAGTAGTACCAACCCTCAATCTCTCCCTCATCATTACATTTTTCAGCTCTTAAAGTTTCCATTGGAAAATGCTCTACTTTTGTTACTCTACCATTTTGATAAACTAATTGAAAAGCAGCCATTCCTAGCATCTTTCTATCTTTAATGAATCGTCTTAAATCTGTTTTCTTAAATAAAGACATCATTTGAGCGTATTCATCTGGTCTTCTATCTGCATTTAACGCTGATAATCCTCTACCATAAATCATATTTACAATTCCATTGATAATTGAATTGTTAGAAGTAGAGTTTAAGTATAAATTTATAAGATAATTAAAATAGTCATTATCAATTCCGTAAGCAACCCAATCTTTACCTGTTACCTCTAATATCTCTGGAGAAGTATAAGCAGCTAAATTGGTTATAAAAAAATCATTCTTTTTCATTATATAACAACATATTCGTTAGTAGTTGAGTTTTCTGTATAAATTGGGTCGCCTGAATTATCTGTTTGAATAGAGTAATCTGATAAAGTTTGGCTAGTACAAAATAATATATCTCTGTATTTTACATCTGTGCCTTTCAAACCCTCTAAAGTATAGAATGTTCCCTCCTTTAAAATAAGATTGCTATAACTATCATTAGGAAAGGTTAATGTTACATCTAAATAGTATTTAACTTCCGTAGCAGTAGTAATACTTATGCTATAAGATTTATTGGTGTCTTGGTCGGTAACAATAACATCAGTTAAAGTATAATCTCCCGTATTATTATAGGTACGAGGAATACAAGAAAAAGTTTGTGTTGCTGTTGGTGTTACAGTTATCATTATCTCTTTTATTAATAACTTAATTTATTAGTTTTTGTTATAAAAAAAGGCCTCACAAAAGTGAAGCCCATTCTTATTGAACTAATTTAATTTATAATTAAGAGTTAGTTCCAACTACAACCGTAGTATTAGTTGTATCATTTATGATAGATGAATCTACAAAATAAGCTGGAGTTTTTTCAGTACCTACGCCACTTAGGACATATCCTGATAAATCTCCCATTGCAGCTCCAGTTTGAGGGCTCACAGAAACTTCTACACCATTTTCAATTCCACACATTAAATAATTTCCATTATAATCTTGAACTATAACCTGTGGTCTCCCATAAGCCATTAATTTAAGTTCTTTTCTATATTCTTTGGATTGTTTTTTTAATTGTGCTGTTATTGTTTGAGTCCAAAAACTCGTTCCGTTCTCTCTTGAATTTTCGTTAGCTTCTTCTAAACCATTCGCTCCTTTAACTTCATATTCATATAATGTTAAAGCTGAAGCAAAAGCTGTTATTTCTTCATCGGCACCAAATGTAGCGGTATCTAATAAACCACTAGTATAGTTGATGAAATATAATTTTGTAATCCCACCTACTACATCTTTACAGGGCTCTTTTCTCCCTAATTCTAAGTCACATGCCATAATTATTGGTTTTAGGTAAGGGAGGAGGGCGTACCCCCCTCTCTAATTTATATTAAGAATAAAGTACACAGTCAGCACCAATTCCGAACTGGCACGCTGCTGTAAATCTCATTACGATTCTTACATTCTGCGACCCGTCAATTGGAGCCATATCTATCACTTTTACTTCATTGTAATCACTCATCAAGCCTGTTCCGAAGAATAGGTTAGATGATTCTGCAGCAATCATAACATCATCACTCATACCTGGTGCAACAAAAAGAGGAACACCACCATAAGATAATGAGCCATTGTTATACCATTGAGTACCTTTGTTATCAGTACCTGCAGCTCCTATTGTAGCTGTAAAGCCACCTAAAGCTCTAATATAGAACTTTGCCGCTGAATTAGGAACATAGATTTTTAAATCTTCTTTTCCGTAAAGAGCGTTAGGAATAGCATCTACTACTTTTTCAAGTTCATCTATAATATTAGCTGCTGTTAATGTAGTTCCTGTAACTGCTACAGCTCCAGAACCACCTGCTGCTAATAATGTTTCAAAACCATCATATTCTCCAGCAGTTGCTGTTACTCCTGACCACAATGTTGTTTCGTTTGTTGATGCAACTTTAGCTGCTACGTGAGCAATTAAATAATCTGCAAAAGACCTCGGTAAAACATCATGAGCTGAATATCCCATTTGAATCGCATCCCATGTATCTCGAAAATCTTTTTTACATAATTGGAGGTTTACCTGAAACTCCTCAGGTTGAACTATCCTTTCGGATAATGTAACTGAAGAACTTGCATCAAAATCACAACTTCCGT